TAGAGGCAGATGATGTGATCTCCCATGTGTGTGGTCTCAAGCATTACGACGGCTGGCAAAAAATTATAGTCTCCAATGATAAAGATTTCATGCAACTTTGTGACGAAGAAACAGTCCTCTGGCGACCTATAAAAGATGAATTTCTAAACACTAATAGGATCATTGAACAAACAGGAGTACACCCTACCAATATGGCTCTAGCGAGGGCTATCATCGGGGACACCTCTGATAACTTGCCCGGTGTTAAGGGTGTTGGCTTTGGTACCGTTGCCAAGCGTTTGAATTTCTTGTCGGATGAAAAGACATTCACAATTGATGATGTGATCGGCCACTGTGAACAGCAACTTGAAGAAAGCAAATTGAAAGTTTATAACAATATTGTAGAAAATAAAGAGCTAATTGAACACAACTACAAAATGATGCAGTTATATTCGCCACAGATGTCAATTCAATCCAAGATCGTTGTCAAAGAATCAGTAGAAAATTTTGATTTTAATTTTAACAAAACTTCAATATTGGGCATGATGATCGATGATGGATTTGGTGAGTTAAATTGGGAAGAACTTAAGACTCACTTAAACAAGATTGCGAACGAAGGTATTGACGTCGCAGTCTAATAAACTAACTTTTAACTTGACTTTACGCTTGTAGATGTTATAGTTATTTCACTGAACGAGAGGCGCATGCAGGCAGAAAAAATAGACTTTAGTAGATATGGTAAATCTTTCCAAGAAGGCCTCGTTCAGTTAATATTAGAAGAACGTGAGTTTGCTGATCAGATTAGTGAAGTACTGGACATTAATTTTCTTGAATTAGAATATCTCAAGATGTTTGTAAGTAAATTACTGAAGTATAGAAACAAGTATTCTAAGCACCCGTCGCGCGAAGCGTTGGTAACCATATTAAGAACAGAATACGTTAATGATGATGAAGTTGCTTATAATCAATTAATGGATTATTGCAAAAAGATTGATATACATGAGGTAACTGATGTAGAATATATCAAAGAAATTTCATTAGAATTTTGCCGTAAGCAAAAGCTGAAAGAGGCTATGATTGAGTCAGTTAACCTGCTGCAGGCCTGCTCTTTTGACGAAATATCCAAGGTAATCAACGATGCCTTAAAGTTGGGTTCTGATAATAATTTTGGTTATGATTACTTAGCAGACTTTGAAGAACGCTTCAGGCCTAAGTTCAGAAATCCGGTAACCACAGGTTGGAAAGAGATCGACAATATTAGTAGTGGTGGTCTTGGTAAAAGTGAACTTGGTGTTGTTATCGCTCCCACGGGCGCCGGCAAATCAATGATTCTTGTTCATCTTGGCGCTCAAGCATTGAAAGAGAAAAAAACGGTGGTACACTACACATTAGAGCTTCAAGACACCGTTGTGGCATCACGATATGATAGCTGTATTACCAGCTATCCCTTATCCGACCTCAAGAATTTTAAAGATGAAATTTATGATGTGGTAAAAGATATTGAAGGCAAGTTAATCGTCAAAGAATACCCAACAAAATCAGCCTCCACGAACACCATTAAAACCCATTTATCAAAATTAATTAAAAGAGGCATTAAGCCCGGGCTAATTGTGGTTGACTACGCCGATCTACTTAAGCCTGTGATTATTCGCAAAGAAAAGCGCAATGAGCTAGAATCTATTTATGAAGAACTCAGAGCGATATCTCAAGAATTTGAATGTCCAGTCTGGACCGCCTCACAAACTAATCGCTCTGGTTTGAATGCGGAAGTGATCACAATGGAACAGATTTCAGAAGCATTTAATAAATGTTTTGTTGCAGATTTTATTTGCACTATATCGCGTACCATTGAGGATAAACAAAAAAATCAAGGAAAAATGTTTATCGCAAAGAATAGAAACGGACCTGACGGTATTATTTATGATATATTCATGGATACTTCAAATGTATGCATTAAGATGCTACCCAAGGTTTCCGTAAATACCGCTAACGCTACACTGCCGATGAACCCAGTGCCAGTTACAGCAAAAGAGCAGAGGGGAATCCTTCAAAATAGATATGAGAAGTTTAAAACAAAAAGGAAATAACTAAAACATGAGAACTATCGACAGCATTAGAAAATTCAAATTATCAGATACATTTATTGACCAATACAAAGAGCAGCAAGTCCCATGGGGCCCTCTTGGGTATATTACTTTTAAGAGAACATATTCCAGAAGACTCAATGAATTCGACCCAGCTGCCACTGGCACAGAAGAGTGGCACCACACTTGCAGGCGTGTTATTGAGGGCATGTTTAATATGCAAAAGCAGCATGTTTTTATGTTAGGCCTTGAATGGAATGACGCCAAGGCCCAGCGAACTGCAAAAGATGCATATGATCGCCTATTCAATTTGAAATGGACTCCACCCGGCCGTGGTTTGTGGATGATGGGTACTAAATTTATTGAAGAGAGAACCGCTGCCGGTTTGTTTAATTGTGCGTTCCGTTCGACTAAAGAGATCTCTACAAAGGGGGGCTATCTTTTCGCATGGATCATGGACGCGCTGATGGTTGGTATCGGCGTTGGTTTTGATACTTTGGGAGCCGGCACTGTAAAGATCGCTGAACCTCAATACAGCGGCGAGACCCACTTTGTTGAAGATTCTCGGGAAGGATGGGTTGAATCGGTAAGAGTATTATTGAATGGTTACTTTTTTGGAAACCAAATACCTAAATTTGATTATTCTCAAGTGCGTCCATTCGGTGCAGCAATCAAGGGTTTTGGTGGCACCTCATCTGGCCCGCAACCTTTGATTGAGTTGCATGAAAATTTAAAAGAGCTGTATGATTCCAGAATTGGACAATTGATTACTTCTGTAGACATTGTTGATACGGAAAACTTGATTGGTCGCTGCGTGGTATCGGGCAATGTTCGTCGATCCGCTGCACTAGCCATGGGCGCCCACGATGATAAGCATTACCTTGAAATGAAAAATGATCAAGAAAAGCTTTATCACCACCGTTGGGGTTCTAATAACTCATTTCATGCACTTGTAGGCATGGATTACACATGGCATGCCAAGCAGAGTCAAATTAACGGCGAACCGGGCTACATTTGGTTAGATAACGCTCGCACCCGCGGCCGTATGGCTGATTTGCCCAGAGACGATGATAAGAATGTTATGGGGTTTAATCCTTGTGTCGAACAGCAGCTTGAAGATGCTGAACTGTGTTGCCTAGTGGAGACTTTTCCAGCCAAGCACGACACTTATGAAGACTATTTAAAAACTCTTAAAATAGCTTATCTTTATGGTAAGACTGTAACACTGTCAAATACTCACTGGCCCGAAACCAATGCAAAAATGTTGAAAAACCGCCGCATTGGGTTATCACAGTCTGGGGTCGTACAGGCATTCAATAAACACGGCCGTCGCGAAATGTTGAATTGGTGTGACAATGCATATGAGCATGTGAAACAGTTAGACGAAGAGTACTCAAATTGGCTCTGCATCCCCAAGTCTGTGCGAATGACGAGCATCAAACCATCTGGAACAGTGTCTCTACTAAACGGTAGTACCCCCGGCGTTCATTTTCCTGAAGATGAGTATTACATCCGGCGTATTAGATTTTCAAAAGACAGCTCTATGGTTGACGCCTTGCGTAAAGCAGGTTATAAGACTGAAGAAGACAAGTATACGCCTAATACAATATGTGTTGAGTTCCCAGTCAAGGAACCGTATTTTGTTAAAGGAAAGAAGGACGTTAGTATGTGGGAACAATTGGAAATCGCAGCACAGTATCAGCATTACTGGGCAGACAACTCAGTTTCAATCACGGTAACGTTCAAGCCCGATGAGGCCGCACAAATTAAGAGTGCACTAGAGATGTACGAGACAAGATTAAAAGCGGTATCGTTTTTGAAATACGAAGAAACCGGCTATGAGCAAGCCCCATACGAACCAATCAGTAAAGAAACGTATGAGCAGCTTTCCGCAAATATAACCCCGATTATAAAGCTAGATACAGAAAGTGGTAGCGGTACCAAGTTTTGTGACGGCGAATCGTGTGTGGTTTAGGGGGAAAATTGAAGAATTTTAATCACTTACTGGAAAAGCGCGAACTACTTATTAATTGTAAACTAAGAGATACTAGCAAATGCCTGTGGAAGCCGACTGGAAATATCAAAGCCACCGCCGGTAGCAACGTCTGCGTATCAATGGTTTGTGAGAATTGTTCGGCAAGAACGAACCTTTTTCTTGAGCAGGCCCAATATCAAATTCATGAAAAGTTATTACTAAAGGAGATTAGTCATGTTTAAACCCGTCAACAGATATGTTCTTGTAGAGAACAGAGCACAAAAATCAGATACCGAGACGCCCATGGGCATCCTATTGCCCGATGACTATAAAGCTATTGAAGAAAGATATGTAGAAACTGCTGTGATCTCATGGGCCGAAGATGTAAGGTTTGATTTAAAACAAACAGATTCTATTATTGTTGATAATTCTATGATTGAAGAAATAACTGTGAATAACTTGACTTATTCTGTTGTACAAGATAATTATATTGTCGGTATTGTACGAAAATAGGAAATTATATACATGGATAAGAATTTTTACAATGAGGCCTCGGCGGCCAAGTTGGGTTGGGAGCCGTCGTGGTTCGGGGAAAAGTTTTTTGATGACAAGTTAACTCGCGCAATAAAGCTATTTCAGCGTAAACTTGGATTATCGCCCGATGGGCTATGCGGCCCGGCCACCTTCAGGCGCCTATGGACAAATAGGCAAGAAAATATCGATGATCATATTCCGGATAAATGCCAGTATTCAAATTACATTGTTTTTAATGGCAACTTTACACACATTGATTGGGAAAAAGTTGTGCTGTGGTCAGAGCCTAATGGTTTAAAATCAAAACGCGGGACTTACTACGATTATACCGGCCGCCCAAAGCGCAAAATTAGATATTTTGTTAACCACTGGGATGTATGCCTCAGCTCTAAATCTTGTCAGAGGATTTTAGACAAAAGAGGAATTTCTGTGCATTTCCTTATTGATAATGACGGGACCATATATCAAACTATGGACATGCAACATGCTGGCTGGCATGCCGGCTCTGAAAGAACCAACAGACCCTCCATCGGTGTTGAGATCTCAAACGCTTATTATCCAAAATACCAAGACTGGTATATTAAGAATGGCTTTGGAGAACGGCCAATAATTGAAAAGGCATATATCAATGGTAACGAGCTAGGCCCATTTATGGGGTTTTATCCCAAACAGTTAGAAGCACTCAAGGCTCTTTGGAAAGCGGTCCACGAGTCTACAGGTATACCCTACGAGACTCCCCTTAATCAGTTCGGTAAGACATCAAATTACTATGAGCAACGGGTGGCATACGGCAAGTTTAAAGGTTTTGTTAGTCATTATCATGTTAGCAAGAGGAAGATCGACTGCGCCGGGTTAGATCTTAAAACACTGCTTGATGAAATAAAGGAAGAACAAGGTAGTTGACAACTTGTGCTATCTAAGTTATAATACTTTAAACATAATCTAGGAGAAACATGTTTACAAACTTATTGCTATCGCTGTGCCTCATGGGCCCAGCAAATGCTAGTGACTTGAGCGCTAGCGAGACGTCTTATTCAGGCGCATCTATTTTAGAAGGAGACTGGGACGTATCGTTTGAAACCGCTACTGACATCGCTGGCAGTGAGGGCCGATTTCCGTACGCCTTTTTTGAAGGGAATACGCTTTACGTTGGGAACTCGGATGTTTATGATAACACCATTGATGCCATTGTGGAATTTTTCTGGTTCCAATCGTCGATTGATAGGGGTACAGATTTTTATGTTGCCGTCATCAAAACACGGGTTACACCGGGACATGACTGCTACTACGCACCCTGGGATTGGGCAAGAGGAGCGCAGTGTAAGCTATGGGCAGACGAGTGGAGTGATTGGGGTGAACATCCCGTTCTAAGTGTAGAGGCTATGACCGATGTGGAGCGCGAACAAGGCGCTTTCCGCTGGGATTGGTCTGTCCCGTTTGAGTCGTATGGCATTGATGCTTATGGACAAGTAACATTTCAGAACGCATATGGCATTGGCTCTGATTCTGAGGGCGCTGTGATGGCTCACGGAGAATATAAGATCGAGGAAGAAGGCACTGAGATGCAAGCTGCCGGTAACCTCCAAGTAAAGGGTTACCATTCGTCAGAATATTCTGTACAGACGCAATATGAAGTCACACTTTACGAGTGGGATGTGTTTGTTGACGGCCGCGCTGATCTAATGGCGTGGGATATGTACTTAAACCTTGGCGCCAGAGAAACACAATCAGCCTATCACGAATACTTTTTGAGTGTTCAAGTTGAGGAAGGAATGCCCTTCAGGATCGATGAGTTAAACTTTGTGGGCAACTTTGATACCGGGTGGTATGACCCCTTCCACCATGAGCTAGGCGTGACTTTGAGCGATTTGGTGATCTCGCAGCCATTCTTCATCCCTGCTGATGAGCCTGATGACGAAGAAGAGCAAGTTATCACAGACTCCGGAGAACCTCCAGAAGTGGAAGACACGGGCTTGGAACACGAAGAAAATACAGATACCGGAGACTCATTTGAGTTTGCTGAAAACACAGGAAGTCCGAGTCCGAAGGAACCCGCGGGGTGCAACAGCGTGCTAAGGAGCCGCGGCAGCTTGTATGTTGTCTTTATGGCTGCACTAATGACACTTGGACTTAGAAGGGAAGATTGATAACAAGTTATCGCGATGTTGTCTTGGGTAGCAGTTTTGACGCAGTTCTATTTGCTTTTATCAACCATTACCCTATTTTTTTTGACCAGCCTCAACGGCCGTTTAGATTTGATTACATGGCACCAGAAGCGGAGTTGGATAGTCTAAAACTACCCAGACAAAAAAATGTCTTAAGTACTTTTGAAGGGGATCAAATTACTGGCATGCCAAAAGATTTAGTCTGGGAGAGAATGCTTTTTCTGCTTTCATTAGATGGTTTGGCTCCGCTAGCGGGTCTTTGCACCAGCATACGACATTATGTTAACTCTTTTCACTGTTTTAACGAATATTCTAAAATTTGTGATGTTTATTTTGATAAATTGTATGACTTCACACAAAAGCCAAAGAACAAAAAATACGTTTGTTATGATTGGATAGCTTTTAATAGTGGCGGCAAGCATGAAATTGATTTTATTGAAACAGAAGATAAGTTTGTTAAAGAAATATGGTTTTATTCTTCCGATAGGATATGTGGCAACACCAAAGTAAAGGATGCATGCGCAGTCTCCTTCATCGATGGCGACAAGCTTGAAGAGTTTGACCTTTCTGAAACAATGGCGCGCTTTAAAGTTATTAAAGAAATGGAAGGCAGGGGAATGCGAGGCCTGCTTAATGGTTACGATCACAAAGGTCGTCCAAAGCATTACAAGTTTAAAACTTCAACAATCAACCGAACTAAAGAACTCTTTGCACTGACCTTTTGTGTGGACCAACACAATATAGAACTTGAGATTCCGAGTCAAAAAGAGATGATTTCTCAAATTTCTGAAAAATCAAGATTATATAAGAAATATTTAAAACACCTATGAGCAAACACATACACATGGCAGGGATTATTCCTCTCGCGAATTTTGAGGACACGTTTGATGTCAAGTATCCGTGGTGCCTATTACCGTTAGATCAAGGGTTCTCTATGATACAAAAGTCGGTATTTGAGTGCGCCATCGCTGGCTGCCAGACTATATGGATTGTGGCTAACGATGACATGGCACCAATCATCAGGAAGACGATTGGAGAATGGACTTATGATCCGGTGTATTATTATCGCAAAGAAAAATTCTATAAAGATAAAAGAAAAGAGATTCCAATTTACTATGTCCCTGTCCACCCGAAAGATAGAGATCGCCGCGATTCATATGGCTGGTCAGCCCTCTATGGTATGCACTCTGCATGGTATGTCGCATCAAGATTGTCAAAGTGGATAGTGCCAGAAAAATACTATGTCTCCTTCCCCCATTCTGCTTTTAATATATACTCATTGCGTTCAATGAGGTCCGATATAATGCATCATGAGAACAACTTCTTTTTGTCCCATGAGGGGCAGACAGTGAAGGATAACAAATACTTACCATTCACCATGTTTGGTGAGGACTTTAAACAATGCAGAAGGCATGTGAATTCTGAGACAACAAAAACTTATTATAATACCAAAGATCACGAAAAATATCCATCCAAAAAATTGCCAATTAATGAAAGGTGGTCAGCAAGAAGTTTTGATATAAAGACTGTCTTTTCACAAGTTGAGGAAGCCAACTCAAAAGTTCATGAATTAGACTGGTTTTGGGATGCTGGTGATTGGGACGGATACAGGCAATTTATGGCGAGTGACAATTTTATACAAAGACCTTCAGATAACTTGACAGCACCACACAAACACACTATACTATGTAATACTCAGGAGGTATTAAAATGAATCGAAAAGATTCCAACATTAAATTCGTAGGGCTCCATGCCCACTCAGTAGCCGGCTCAATTTTTGATGCTATCGGCTTTCCACAAGATCATATGGATTTTGCTTATCAAAACGGTTCAGATGCTTTAGCTCTCACCGACCATGGTAATATGAATGGCCTAGCGTATCAGGTTTTGCATGCCAAGAAGATGCAAGCAGAAGGCAAAGAGTTCAAGCCTATCTTTGGGTGCGAGGCTTACTTCACACCGTCTATTGCTGAGTGGCGAGAAGCCTATGACCAAGGCATGGCCGATAAGAAACGCGCCAAGAGTATTAAGAAAGATGCCCAATCGGGTGCGACAGTTGAGGACGAAGGCAATAGCAAGAAGACTCAAGATATTCTACGCCGGCGCCGTCATCTGGTTCTGTTGGTACAAAACCAGACGGGACTCAACAACCTCTTCAAGCTCATCTCAGAGTCTTATCAGCCTGAAAACTTTTACCGATACCCGCGCATTGACTATGCTCTCTTAAAGAAGTATAATGAGGGTATTATCGCCGCGTCAGCATGCTTAGGCGGCGTTTATGCTGGTAACTACTGGGAGAACCGGGACGAGGGTGAAGAAGCCGTCCTAGAGGCGATGAGAGAGACTACTGAAAACATGTTAGATATTTTTGGTGACCGCTGGTACGCTGAGATTCAATGGAACAATATTAAAGAGCAACATGAATTGAATCAGTACGTTATTCAGACGGCACAAGAGAATGGCGTTGGGTTGATCACCACCGCAGACAGCCACTACCCCGGCCCTGATGCTTGGAAAGATAGGGAACTCTACAAGCGTTTGGGTTGGCTTGGCAAAGGGAAGCCGAAGTGGGCTGAAGATTCAGATTCGTTTCTTCCCGATGACGTCACGGAAATAGGTTATGAGCTGTATCCCAAGAACGGTGATCAAATCTGGGAAAGCTACAAAGAGTATTCAGAATCCACGGGGTTTGAATATGATGATGATGTAGTCTTGAAAAGTATTGAAGAAACACACAGAATTGCCCATGAAAGAATTGAGTCGTTTCTTCCTGACAATACAGTGCGCCTTCCCGAATTCGTTGTGCCGGCCGGCTTTACTGCCACGCAAGCCTTGGTTAACTACGCATTAGAAGGTCTTAAGACTTACGGCTTGCACACCAACAAGGAATATACTGATCGACTACGCGCAGAGTTGAACGTTATCGATGACCGTGGTTTTTCCAAGTACTTTCTCACGATGAAAGCTATTGTGGATGTCACGAATGACATGATGTTGGCCGGCCCGGGCCGCGGCTCTGCTGCAGGCTCCTTGGTGGCCTATGCGCTTGGCATCACACAGATTGATCCAATTAAGCACGGTCTTCTGTTCTCTCGCTTCTTACGTTCTGACGCCACCGATTATCCTGATATTGACTATGATGTATCAGACCCGATGATTCTGAAGGAGCGTTTGGTAGAGATGTGGGGAGAGAATGTGGTCGCGCCTATCTCCAATTGGAATACTTTGCAACTTCGTTCTCTCGTTAAGGATATTTCAAAATTGTATGACATCCCCTTTACAGAAGTAAACAACGTTACGAATATTATGATTAAAGAGGCGACACCTCTTGCTAAGCAAAAGCACGGCATCAAAGCCGGTATCTACGCCCCAACTTGGCAGGAAGTGATGGAGTTCTCTCCTTCACTGCAAAACTTTTTAAATACATATCCGGCGGTAAGATCCCACGTTCAGGGTCTTGTCGGACAAGTTCGGTCGTGCTCGCGCCACGCCGGCGGTGTTGTGATTGCAGAAGACTTAGACAAGAGCATGCCCCTTATTAATTCAGGTGGAGTGAGGCAAACACCATGGTCAGAAGGTCAAAACGTGCGACACTTGGAGCCGATGGGGTTCATTAAGTTTGATTTATTAGGCTTGGCGACTCTTAAGATGATGGAGGTTTGTATTCAACATATTCTTCGTCGTCATTATGGAGTAGAAGAACCTACCTTCACGCAGGTACGAGATTACTATAATAAATATTTGCATCCTGACATCATCGATCTTGAAGACCAGAATGTGTACGAGAATATTTTTCATGCCGGCAAGTGGGCTGGAGTCTTCCAGTTCACTGAAAGCGGTGCTCAAGGATTCTGTACGAGGGTTAAGCCTCGCAATATTATTGATGTGTCAGCGGTTACTTCTATCTTCCGTCCTGGCCCATTGTCCGCTGGCGTTGACGCTGACTATGTGGAGGCCAAGAGTCACCCGCACTATATCAAGTACCTTTCTGACGAAGCTCGCGAGATCACTGAAGAGACCTTTGGGTTCCTGATCTTTCAAGAGCAAATCGCCCTGCTTGCCCACAAGCTTGGTGGCTTGACGCTCGATGAGGGCAACATGCTTCGCAAGGTGCTAACAAAGAAGGGAACAGGAAAAGGTTCTGTTAAAGGTAAGTTGCATGATAAGTTTATTAAGGGATGTGTAGCTAAAGATATTGATCGAGACGAGGCCCAAGCGCTTTGGGACAAGTTTGAGTACTTCTCCGGATACGGCTTCAACAAGTCCCATGCTGTGTCTTACAGTGTAATCTCTTATCAGTGTGCATGGCTTTTGAACTACTACGAAGCCGAGTGGACAGCCGCCTTCTTGGACAAGGAACCAGAAACACGAAAAGAAAAAGCAATTAACATTGCCAAGTCACTTGGCTATAATATCGCACCGGTTGACCTTAACAAATCGGGCCGTGTTTGGGAGATAGCAGAGGACAACAAGACCCTCATCCAGCCGCTCACCTCTATTAAAGGCTTCGGTGATTCTGCTCTTGAACAGATATTGGACCATCGACCTTTCTATGATATTGAAGATCTATTATTCCGCGAAGAAATAACATATTCCAAACTTAACAAGAAAGCATTAGATGCTTTGTGCCGCGCCGGCGCTATGGACGGGTTGGTTGATGACCGCTTTACAGGTCGTAAACACTTTTGGTCTGCAGCGGTCGTTGACCGGCCGAAGAACAAGAAGAAGTTTAATGAAAACATTGACGCTTACCGCAAGGAAGGCGACTTTACAGAGGAGGAGATTATTCATTTTAAAACAGAGTTGACTGGCGTGTTTCCAATGAACCTAGTCATTAGTACCGATACTATCAACAGACTCCGTGAGAAGTACATTCCGCCAATATCAGAATTTGATCCCGACTTGTGTGTTTGCTGGTTTATTCCTCGTAAGATCGTCGCCAAGAAAACCAAGAATGGCAAGAACTATTGGATTGTTGAAGTTATTGATTCTAACAACGAAACTGAAAAAATTAGATGCTGGGGAGTGCGTCCGGAGAAAGACAAGATATTTATCAATAGGCCGTACATGGCCAAGCTTAAATACGATGAGCAATGGGGGTTCTCCACCTACGCTCTTTGGAAGACATTTAAACTATTAGGATAATTATGTTATGAACCTTATAAAAACATTCAGCCCAATGCTAAAGGAACCCAAACTAATTGATGATCTGCCGATCATTATAAGGGTTAGCAAATTTGATGAGTCATCCGCGAAGAGTTTTTCTGCACTGATAAGAAAAGCACAGAATACTGGGCAACCCATCGTGCCAGTTATCATTGACAGTTATGGGGGTCAGGTTTACAGCCTAATGTCCATGATTTCCGATATCAAGCATTCAAAAATCCCTGTAGCTACGATAGTACAAGGCAAGGCTATGTCTTGCGGTGCGATACTCTTCAGTTTCGGCGCCGAGGGACATAGATATATGGATCCTGATGCTACTGTGATGATTCATGATGTAAGTTCAATGGGCTGGGGCAAGGTTGAAGAGATCAAAGCATCTGCCGAAGAAACTGATCGCTTAAATCAAAAAATATACACCATGATGGCAGAAAATTGTGGCCACCACAAAGACTATTTTCTTGATATCGTTCACGATAAGGGTCATGCCGATTGGTTTTTAGAAGCAGACGAGTGCAAGAAGCACAAACTAGCCAATAAATTGCACGTACCAGAAATGAGAATAACCACAGAAATAAAATTTAATTTCAAATAGGTCGTCGCCCCTGACTAATTAAGTTATCGGGGGATATAGCGTGCGCGCATCGAATCTATTAAGATGGAAAAGAACTTTAAATGAGTTAAAGTTTAAACATAGCGAACTTGAGTTTATTGAAGATATAAATTCTTCACATGCTCAAGAATTTCAAATGTACCTTGAAGATTTTTGTGAACAAAAGCAGGTTGATCTTGCTGATTTAAATAGAAACTTATTGGCAGCGCAAACAATTAAGATAGAAGAACACGAAAATGCTGAGGTTCTGCAACTACCTGAAAGCGAGATTGACGACGCCGGCGCTTTGGTTTTGTATCACAATACACCAGAGTCTGTGTGCGCAGACGAAGTGATAGAGAGAGACGGCCGTGAATTATATGAGTCTTTTGCAAAATTGTTTAAAAAGATTGCCCTGTATTTACACCCTGACCGGTCACAAGGATTGACTGACCACGAAAAAGCCGAGAGACTTGAGTTGTTTAAGGAAGCCCAAGCGGCATTAAAAGAAGAACGTTACTATTTTCTTCTTGAACTTTCTGACAGGTTTGGCGTGAGAACACCGAAGAATTACAAACAACAAAACAGATGGATGAAGATTAAAATTCAAGAATTGGATTCTAGCATACAACAGGAAAAGATGACCTACAATTACAAATACGCGGAATGTGAAACTGAAGATGAAAAGCAAAAACTGATGAAAAATTTTATATACCAAGTTTTTAAAGTTCACGTCGAATAAGTACTTGACAGTCAAGCCCTTCCTTGCTATATTAATAGAGAAACAAGGAGGCTATAATGGCTACAACACAAGACCAAAAGAAACAATACGTCAAGGAGTACATTCGCTCACTGGCGGCTATTGAAGAATGCATCGAACCCTATCAGGAACAAAAGCGCGAACTGCGCACTGAGTTCCGAGAAAACAACTGGCTCAATACGGATGAGATTCGTGCAGCAGTAAAGGCATATCGCCTTTTCAAGCAAAAGTACAACATTGAAGAAGTAGTTGAAAACTTTGAAATGATTAGTGGCGGTGAGGAAAATGAATAAGAATACGCAGCTAACAATGTTCTCGTCTAAGACAGGAAACTGGGCAACCCCAGTAGAATTTTTTAAAAAGCTAGATTGGCGTTTCGGCCCATTTGATTTAGATCCCTGCGCAGATCCTAGTAACACTAAATGCGCAAACTTTTTTACAGAGGCCGAGGATGGTCTTTCAAAAAGCTGGGAAGGGTTTACTTGCTTTATTAACCCGCCCTATGGCCGTGGGATTGAGAACTGGATCAAGAAGGCTTATGACGAGGCTCGCAGTGAGGGCACCCGCGTGGTTATGTTAATTCCAGCCCGCACCGATACAAAGTATTGGCACCAATACGTCATGAAAGCCGACGAAGTATACTTTGTCAAAGGCCGACTTAAGTTTGGAGATTCCGAAAACTCAGCACCATTCCCGTCAGCAGTAGTTGTATTTGACGGCGCTTACAGGCAACAGATATTTGGAGCTATGAACCGATGAATCGCAAACAGCGGCGCGCCATGAACAAACATATGGGACAAGAGGCCACCGAAAACCTCGCGCAAAAAATTTCCCAGTTTGGAAAGCTACCGCGACAGTGTGGCGCTTGTCAAAAACAATTTGACAAGAAAGATAAAGATATGGTACAATCATGGTCTGTCGTTGTTAAGCAAGAAGTCGTAAGACTATTTTGCCCTGACTGCATTAAGAAGACAAAGGAGGCTTTGAGCAATGTCAAACATAAAGAGGATTGATAGAAAAAGTTTAGAAATGATAATGGATGGTGAAATCTTAAAGGAACATTCGGTAGTCATTAAGTTTTATGGTACCCACTGCCATTTGTGCCACTCGTTAGCACCAGTCTACCGGGATATATCTGAAGAACATGAAAATGTCCTGTTCTATGCATATAACATGGAGCATGGCGGCGATGAACTTGAGGCAAAATATGGATTCGATGGTGTGCCAACTATCTGCCATGTTAGAACTGGTGGCGTGAATACACGTATAAAGTTTGTTCCCGATCCAAAACCACCAAATGAGGACATGTGGTATCACGAACCACAATTAAGAAAATTTATCGAGCAATACAAATAGGAGAAAATATGTCGCTAAAGAATTTAGAAGCCGCCTTGCTTCAGTTAAAAGGTAAAGCTACCGAGCATTTCGGAGCAATTGAAATTTTGATAAACAACCCCACAGCAATTTCAGATCATACTGAATATGTGGCAGAGATTATTAGGCATGCCAAAGGCCTTTCAGAATGCGAAGAGGCATATGGCTCGCTACAGACGCACTTTGTTCCGCGGCCAGCGCCTGCACCGACACACGAACCGGCACCAAGCGAGAGCCGCCCAGACAGTGAAGCTGAGTTCACCACTGTCACAGCTGACAGCTCGCCTACTATGAAGCGCGCGCTTAAGCGTACAACATCGCGTAAAAAGAGAGAGGCGAAGAAAGATGAGAAATAGTGAACAGAGCAGGGCAGCATTGACTTACGACGATGTGTTATTGCAGCCACAATATTCAGAAATTCGTTCGCGAAAGGATATTGACATAGGTAGCAATTTAGGAAACGGCGTTTCGCTGACCTTGCCAATCTTTTCCTCGCCGATGGACACAATTACCGGCGGCCGCATGGCAGCTGCAATTAGTATACACGGTGGCGCCGGCATCGTCCACCGTTATAATACCATTGAAGAACAAGTTTTGGAAGTTATAAATGCGTATGAATTCGCCGGCGACAAGGTGCCTTGTATCGGTGCAGCGATAGGTATTTCAGGCGACTTTCTTGAGCGAGCGACCGCTTTGATTAGTGCCGGCGTTGACTTTCTATGTATTGATGTGGCCCACGGCCATCATATTTTGATGAAAGAGGCCCTTGAGAGCGTCCGCAACTTAACTAGTGATTTTCATATTATGGCTGGAAATGTCGCAACCTTGGATGGGGTCAATGACCTGTCTGACTGGGGCGCCAATTCTGTTCGATGCAATAT